CGTTCCTGCTCTCGTTTTAGCACCACATATATTCTTATCATCATAGACTTTGTTTTGCATATCACCACCTCTTTCTAACAAAAAATTTATCCTTTAGGGGGATTTAAATACCAAGTCGCTAAAATTATTGCCAAAACAATCTGTGGCAATAACACAATAAATATTATTGAAATAGTTTTTAAAAGTTGAATCATTTTACCCCTCCTATTATCGCATAGAATATTAACTATAAATTTAAAAATATCCAATAAAATAATACAATATCTGATACTGCAACCAACCATATTATACACAATCCCACTAATTTTATACTAAAATCAACACTTTTAAAATCCTTTAAAACTAAATATAATAAATGATTAGCTAAAATAAATATCATCAAATATATAGAATTAATAATCATATTAATTAAATTTTCCATTCTACCCCTCCTATTTTTTAGCATAGAAAAGGACACCGCATTTGTTATAATAACTTTCTCATTTGTGGCATCCTAAATATTACATCATATCATCTAATTTTCGAAATAGTTGTCCACTACATTTCCCGCAATCTCGGCAAATAATGTTGTCATCTCCTATAATGTTATATTTCTTCATGTGCCATTAAGTTAATTAATAAAATTGCTATAACAATTATTAATTTATGATACCAATCGATATCAAATTTAGCAATATCATATAAACTTAATATGCTTATTATATAAGTAAAAAATTTAGCAAATATCATCTCACTCCACCTCACTCTATAATGTTATCACTCCCTATATTAATTATTTATAATTTTTATCTTTATTCAGCCTAATGGCTTTAGTTATCTTTTCACCATTAATAGTTACTGAAATATTTAAATCTCTGTATTCTTGTTTTGCTTTGTATTTCCCAGCAAATTCAGCTATAATTTCAACTACATTTTCTTTTTCTCTAAAAGCTATAATTTGATATAAATATTTATTGCTTATATTTACCGCTTCACCAAGATTATAATTGCCTTTATCAGTATAAATTTTAATTTTATTCGGGCAATTAACATAATCTAAATTTGCAATATCATCTCTAATTATTTTTTGCATCTAATTCACCTCACTATAATGTGCCAATCCCAAGTCAACAATTTGATGTTTGATTATATCACCGCTGATGAAATGCAATATATTATAATCGTTGCTGGTAACTGTATCAAAGTATTTGTCTATCACAAGTTTCATATCATCAACAGTTAATCCTTGTTCATCCATAACCTTCTCAAATTTATCTTTAACCTGCTGCCATTGATTAACTTTCAAAGCTAAAAATTTATCATTAATCATATAATATCTGTGATTGTAATATTTAATCGCAGAATAACACTCGTCATCAGCAATGGTTTTAGCGTAAATGATAGGTTGAACCTTTGCTGATTGGTGATGACCATTATTATTAGTATTGTTACTTAGTATAGTTCTTTTAGTATTATTTACACGCATATTCTGCTCATTAGTTTCGGCATTTTCTTCGGATTTAATTCCTTCAAAATAGCGCTTTTTTGATATGTCGCCTTTCTCGGCAAGTTTTTCCTTTAATTCTTTTCTTTTTATTCTTCCTTCTTCAATTAATCTGCTTAAAATATTTAAATCTTTAACTGGTTTAAAGTGCCTTTTAGGTGGCAATCCTCTTAAATCAGTTTTAATTAATCCTATTTTTTCTAATTTATTAATTGCTTTTCTTTGTTGTTTTGCTTTAAGTGTAGTATCTAATCTTAAGTTATCAACCGTGTTATAAAAATAACCGTCTTTTGTTAGCTCATCATTGTGCTTAAAATATAAATACTTTCCCATCAATTCTGAATAAATATCAGCTTCATCTTTGCCAATTCTAAAAGCTAAATTCTTGTTTGTAATTATACTGCCATCATTTCTTAATAAGTCAATTATTCCATCAAATGCTTCCACTAACTAACTACCTCCTATTATTATTTCGGAGGAGCTGAGAACTCCCCCGATACTCTATTTTAAATTTTAGGCAGCTATTGACTAGATAGCCACCCCTCAGTTTGAGAACTTAAATTAATTTTTCAACAGTTTGTCCTTCTTCATCCAATAAATAACAATTAAACCTCTCATCATAATTATCGTGAAATAAATATAATTTATCCCCATTGAAGATTAAAACAATGTTTTCAATGTTATCATCTGGATCGCAATTAGACAACTTTTCTAAAGATTTATCTGTCATATATATAGTTATATCGTTTTCTTCTTGTAAAACGCTATCTTGATTAGAAACTAAAGTTTCATAAACTTCAAAATTATAAACAACTCTCTTTTTTCTAACATTACCCTTTACTTCAATATAATCATTTAATGTTTTATCATTACTTACAACTTTTAAATACAAATTACTCACTCCCTAATTTTAATATTTCCAAAGCATTGAGAAATCTTTCTAATTTACTTTCTGGTTGTTCTTTTAAAAACTCAAACTCTACTTTTTTAATTTCATTTCCATCATCATCATAAAGAGTACCACTTAACAAAACACCATCTTCAGTTTCTGTTGGTTCGCTTTTAGAAATAAACTCCATTACTAACTACCTCCCTAAAATTTTATCAAATAATTCTTCCTGTTCTTCAGCTTCAAAACCACCTTCATTAGCCATTATAACTAACTCATTTAAAGTTCTTTCAACTGATAAGTTTCCCTCTAATAAACCGTGATAATAAACATCAAATACTCTATCGCGACAATACTCTATTTCTTCATCAATTTCTTCAATATAAATCTTATCTTTTTCTTGCGGAATATCTAAATAATCAAAAACAATTGTTGCTATTTCTTTACCATTAACTTGATCACTACCCAATAAATCATAAGATAATTCAGCGTCAAAAATCTTTTCTATTTCTGTTGCTTTGTCCCAATGAAGTTTGTCAATAGTCATTAAATCAACTAATAATTTTCTTTCCTTATTAGAAATATGCATATTATTTCACCTCCTTTTCTAACTAACTTACTAACTCTAACCTTACACTATAATTATATCACCCAACTTACAATAAGTCAAGGATAATTTGTAATTAATTTAAATTGGCAGTAAAGGTAGGACTCGAACCTACAACCTTCCGGGTAACAGCCGGCTGCTCTACCATTTGAGCTACTCTACTAAAATTAATTTATTACTCCCATCATCCTAGCAGTTAACCCTTCTGCCTGTGGTAATATTTTTAACTTATAAGCTCGTCAGCTTTCAGATAATGGTACTAATAAACTAATTGGAGGTGGCAACCAGAATCGAACTGGTATCTCTAGATTACAAAACTAGCATTCTACCTTTAAACTATGCCACCATATAGCTGATAGTTTTACTTCCGTCAGCTAACAGAAGGTAACGAATGGAGAACACTCGGCAGATAAGTGAGTGCTACTCTCTCATTCTCCCACAACTCTTTTAAGTATTGTTACCTGCCAGTACAATACACTTTGTGGTAACTTATATAACTAAGAGGACAACCTTCTTTTAAGGCTATACGGTGCCGCGTGAGATAGCCACCCTCTTAACGACGTTAATAACCTCCGCATATACTAATATATGCAGATGATCTTACATTTTAAAATGACTCTCTCTTTTAGTTTCAGCAAAAATTTCTAAACTTTCATCACTTTTTCTACTATGTTCCATTATACAAAGTATGCACAAATTATAATCTAACATCTTATCTGTTGCACCTTCGCTGGCGAATTCAGCCCCACATCGTTGGCATTTCATCTAATCCCCAACTTCTTATCCAGCATCAACTGGTCCACTTCTTCCACTTCTATATCCTTACCTATTTCTTCGGCATAAATTATTTCATCAGATTGACCGCTGCTTAAAAATCCATTGTATTGGATAAATACGCAAGTGTCTGCCCTCTCTATCATCTGATAACACTCATACATTATAGCCTCTCTCATATTATCGTGAACAAAGTAACTGAATGAATGTAAAGGTGACAGTATAATTGTATCTGGATTGTTGCTTAATATTTCCTTTGCTAAAAAGTCAACCCTCTGCTTATTTGCTATTGGATCATCAGCAAAAGGATGAGATAAGAAAATTAATTCATAACCTCTCATTTCTTTTTTAATGTCATTATAATCTATCATTTCCAATATTTTATCATTATTAATATCTAAATCATCGTTTTGATGAATATCATCTAGGTTTTTCATTTTCCTTGATTGTAACTCTGGCATTTCTAAAATTTCTTCTACTTTTAAACATTCTCCATTGCAATGGTCACACATTTCATCATCCCCTAATAGTTTTCTACTTTATATTCTCTGCTAGAGTTATAATCATATTTGCCATTTTTGAAGTTAACTATACCATAACCATACTCCCACTTGTTACCTTTAGCATCTTTGTTGCGGAATTCTACATCTTTATCTTCTATACAGCCAAACTCATAGCCATATCTGCCAAATGCTTCAGCATTACCCAGCCTGTGAGTGTGTCCTATGCCAACAGCTTCAAAGTTAGCAAACTCTTTCTCGTGTCTGCGTTTAATTAGATGCTTAATAACATTCTCGACCGATCTCATAGTTACTTTGGAATATCTGGAAGGATGAGCAAATACAAAATCTCCTAGCTGCATAAACCAATGATTAACATATTCTACATTATCAAAGTATCTAACTATTTCAGTAAGCGGTTTGTGCTTCTCCATTAAGAATCCGTTAAATCCAGTTACAATTTTATTCTTGAAGTATCTGACTAATCTATATTCATGATTACCATTTATAATATAAACTTTCTCAAATATACTTGCCAACTTATTCATTATCTTATAACCCATTTTGTATTCATCGCTAACATCTATATTTTTGGATTGCCCGTAGAATGAAATGGAATCATAATCTAAATAATCACCAGCAATAACTAATATATCTGCATCTTGATGCTGGTGAATAATAGCTTCCAACACATTAATATTAGCTTTAGGAATGTGCAAATCATTAATAACCAACACTTTAACTTCTTTGTTGCCATAATCTTTTTCAAATTGTTTCATAACCTGCTTAATATGTTCTTTTTCTTCTTTATATACAGAGTCTAAATCCTCATCATATAAGTCTGCAAATATACCCTTGCCTCGCTTATTAGGAATATAATCTATAATAGGACTTCTTCTTATTCTATTTCTGGTAGAGTCTAATGTAAACTCTTTAACTTCTCCGTATTCTTCGTTTAAAACTTCATTAATTGCTGAATAATTATTGCCATACTTATCATATAAATCTGCTAATTTCTTTTCTATTTTAGGATGATCATCCCATCTAAACATATTTACCCCTCTCTATAAAACTGTGCCTATAATTTTCCAACTTCCATTAACTTTTGTATAAATGTGAATTGCACCATAACTTTCAACTTGTTCAGTTTTAAGCCAACCATTGTAATACCCTTGTAAGTGCTGTGGAAAGTTTCTTTTGATATATTGAATAACATTATAATCATCGCGCTGATAATCATACATATTGTAGACTCCTCTGTGAAGTATAATTAGTGCTGCCGCAGCCAGTTTGCCACGACAGCGAAAGGGGATAAAATGTTAGCTATTTACATAGCTATTCACTCTATACCTTTATTATACAGTATAAACTGTAATTTTGCAAGTTAAACCTATCATGCGTCTATCATATCAAATAAAACATTCAATTTATCAAAAGCAGATGCTTTACTCCTATAAAAACTAGCTTCTTTTTTATCCCAACCATCCATTAAAATTATTTCATTATCTGGCACACTTCCTGGTGTCCACTTCCTCAAATAAGGTTCTAACTCTAAATTATACAACTGTGTGATAATAAACAACTCATCATCATTAAGTGTTATTAACATCTTATCAACAGTATCCACAAAGTTTTTCTTCTGCTGCAAGTTGACTTCTTTATCTTTGAAAATATCATCAAACTTTTCATAAATTGTAATGTAATCGCAATAATTAATATATTGCTTTAATACTTTATCGACCAATTCCTTATCCATCATTTTCACCTTCAAATTTATAAACAACTTTAAACAATCTAGTTAATGCAATCAATCTTCCTAATTCTTCTTGATAAATATCTCCTTCTGCCAAATGTGATCTAGTACATATATCATAATTTTCTTTTCTAGCTATATATTCTATCCCTTCATTAATTTTAATCCATTTAACTTCCCACCCTTTTTCTTTGATTGAGTTCTCTAAAATTTTAATTGCTTTTTTGTTATCTTCCATAGTTTTTTGAAAATTATTGACTGCTTCTATTGTAACATCAATTAACTCATCGGGTCCGTTTTCTTTTAAAAATAAATTAATTATTTCTTTTTTCATTTAATTTCAACCCCTTCTTCCACATTTTTTTGCACAATTTGATATGTTTCATCGGTTCAAGTCTATCCTCACACCCTTCACAGTCTAAACTATCAACTCTATCATCCTTAACATTACACCACTCCACTTGATATTTGATATAGATGTTAGCACACTTTTTATGGCTTGTAATCGATTTGTGGAAGTGGCACAACCCTTTGTTAGTGGTTAAGTTGTCGCAATTATCTGCTGTACATTCTGTATAATTATTCATATAATATTTCTTTAACGTTGTTTTCACTCCAACAATCTATAAAGCCATCATCTAAACTTTCACATAAATAATAAACAGTACCTCGTTTTTTAACCTTCGCTAAAACTTTTGTTTTCCTTTCATTTAAACCACAATCCCTAATAAATTTATCCCCAACTTCTAATTCATCTGGCTTTTTGAGTGGTGATAATTCACCTTCGAAAACTATTGTTCTTCCACAGTTATCCTTATTATCTTCTATTGCGTATTCATACATATTTACTTCATCATCATATCTAATACCCCAAATTTTAACTTTATAATTATGCCATATTACTTCATCACCAACTTCAAATTTATTAGCTGGTTTAGGATTTTTTGATACTGGTCTAAACAAATTCAAATCATACCAATATTCATCATTAGTTTCTTCTAATTTAACATCTTCTCCTCTTAACGCTTTTACAGTATAAATAGAATTTTTTCTAACATTATTGTGGTTTTCCCAAAACCTTTCAACTTTCATTCCAACCTTACAATTTTCTGGTTTCATTATTTATCCTCCTTAATTTTAATATCAGAAGCTATACCCCAAGCTGATAATCCACCTATAATAAATAGCAACTCTCTAAACACATCATAACTGAATAAATTCCACACTCCATAACTAAATAATCCTATACCTGTTAAAAAGAATAACCAAAATAGTAATATGTTAAATATCTGCTTTACTTTCATGCTTATCCTCCTTAGCTGCATAAGCTATAATTGAATAACCTGCAATATCTTTGTTAGGGTCTTCATCCATCAAGTCACCTTTAGGGTTGCTAAATATCCTCGCTTGCTTATCAATCACCCTTGCCTGTCTTGCTATTACATCAATCATTTCAGCTGGTATAGTGTATGTTCCATCATTATTGCTGTAAGGTTCTAGAAACACCTTTAATATGCGTTCTGTGTTGTTGATGCTATTTCCATACGCTTGGTTTTTCCTATCGACTAAACTTCCTATTTGAATAGCTATTTTTTCATATTTTCCTTTTTGTTGGTTCATTTATTCCCTCCTCCGATAATTTAACATCTATATCTTCCGCTAAACTAATCGCATAATCATAAATAAACATATTACCAGTTTGGTCTGCAATAAAGCTAGAAACTAAAAACATAAATCTTAATTTAAGTATTGTCATTATTTTCCCTCCAATGATGCAAACAAGTATAAGCTATTGCTATTGCGTCAGCTTCATCTTTCTGTACATTTTCAATGCCATACTTGCTGCACACTAATTGATTAATATCATCTTTGCTGGCTCTACCATCTCCTGTAAATATCTTTTTAATATGAGCCGGTGCATATCCTCCTATTTCAACCTTGCCGTTCATCAGCATTACAGTTCTGTATATTCCTAAAAAGTTTGATGTGCTTCTCAAAGTCTTTCTATTAGGACCATAAGGTTTTTCAAATCCAAAGTAATCAAAATCTTTCTCACATAACTCATTAAAAAATTTGATGACATTTGTATCTCTATCTGTGCCAGTTTTCTTAAATATAAAATCACCGCTATCTATCAACTTATCATTTTCTGATATTATCGCCCACCCACAATGATTGCTTGTAGTTATACCCGGATCAATTGCTAGTATATTCAATTAATCACCCTTTTATTAATTGAGAAGCAAGGCAATGTCTAACCGCTAGCCTCACAGCTGTCATGATATAAATAGATAATATAGTTATTACCTCACTTCTCTGTCGGCTAAAAATATAATAAAAGTTAAATGTCGGTATTTAATCTAATTAAAAACTATCATTGAAATCATCAAAGTTATCAATTACTTCATTTGAGTTTTGTTGACTGTTATTATCTGGCTTCTGTGTAAAATTAACTACTTTGTCAGCATTGATTTTCAGCTTGCTTCTTTTTTCACCATTATTATTTTCCCATCTATCTTGCCTTAATTCACCTTTAACCAATACTAAATCGCCTTTTTTAGCATCTTTGTTATATTCTGCCTGCTTGTAATTACCTCTATCCCAAATAGTTACATCAATGAAATCTGTTTCATCACCATAACTTCTATTAACTGCCACTGTAACATTAGCAACACCACTTCCATTATTAGCATATCTCATTTCTGCATCTCTAACAAGATGACCTAAAATAAATACTTTGTTCATATTTGGCATTTTACCCCTCCATTTTTTTACTAATCTTATTTCCAAATTTAGTATTTTTGCAAATAACTATCTCACTGGACAACTTCCACCGCTTTCACAACTGCTTCCAACATCTCTTTCATCAACACTTAGCTTAACTTTATCTTCCTGCTGTAAACTAGCATCACAGTGTAAACAAACACCTCTATGGTTAGATGTTAACTTACCACATTTAGGACATTCTACCATTTCAATCTCTTTATTCATATTCCACCTCCTTACTAATGTTATTTTCATTTTTAGTATATTTGAAAATAACTATAAATCACGCCCCATATTATTTTCCCAAGCTGAGTCTAAAATTTTCTGCATTTCTATTACATCTTTTTTAATTTCAATTAACAATTCCCTTTCTTCTGCATTTGGATGTTTTCCTAATAATTCGTCTATTTTACCTAACGTGTCATATTTTTCTGGTAAACTCATATGTTTTCCTCCCTCTCTGCCCTCTTATCTACCCACATAAAACACATTTCGTGCATACCATCAATTTCTTTTTCATCTGGCTTAATTTTTTGCTTACACTTTTTGCAAATTTTCATAACTTCCTCCTTAACTTAAGCAACCATTCAGCAGGTTTGTCAGTTAACTTTTCCATTGTGTCAAAAAACTTAATTACAAAATTAGGCAGCTTTTTAGGATAATTTTTGCTTGTGATAGCTTGATATTGATCTGGATGATCAGACTTTAATTCTTCTTCAATGGAAACTTTTAGCAATTTAATCACCTCCTTTTTAAATCAAAGATACAGAAGAAAGGCTTAATTGTTTGGTCCTGTTCCCTATTTTTAAATTAAATTTATTTTCTAATTTATCAATAACAATTGCTGTATCACCTTTATCTTTACCTCTTTTAATTTTAACTTCTGAACCAATTTTTATATCTCTCATTTTGCAGTATTGTTTACACATTTTTCTTATTTTACTCCATTCTCCACCTGTTAATCCTAATTCTACCCACTTAGGAAATGACATGTATTTAATTATTTTTTTATATTCTTTGCTTTTAATTAACTTTTCAGCAACATTAAAATCTTTATATTGTCTCCAATATCCAGTTAAAACAAATACTGAAATTGTTGCATTCCAAAATTGTGGCTGTTTACATGGTCCTTTATAAACAAAATTATAATATGTTTCTCTTATAAGTGAACCAAAATGACTGGCAGTTAAAATTATTTTCTCCATCTCTTTTTTATTAGGTAATTTATTTTCATATAAATATTTTTGGTTATATGATAAATAAATTGGTAGTGCATCTTTTATTAAAGGTTCTATATTATCAAACATATATTTTTGAATAAAGTGTACTTGTTCCAATTCATTCATTATTGGACCTCCTTGCAATCATCAGCTAAATAATAATAATTCCCATCTTGGTCTATAACATTTTTTAGATCTCCATTGCCTTCATGTGTGTATCCTAAATCATTGGCGTTAAACCTCTTAACATCCTCCACCTCTTTATTGTGTTGTATTAAAATATCATTTCCGCTTCTAAATAAATAACAATTGTGATAAACACTCATTTTTTCTCCCCTCTCCTTGTCTCTTAATTAATATTATACAGCACATATTCCAAAAAGTCAAGCTATTTTAATAATTATTTTCTCAATATTTCAATTTTATTTTTCATCCCCATATCCAGCTCATAACCATCCTCCCAACGAACAATATCTTTGTAGAAATACATCTTGCAGACACCTGTCCCCGATGTTCTTCCTTTCTCCTGTATCATCTCGCCTAATACTCTATTCCCTCTAGTTTTGTTCTGTTTTTCAATAGACTTTTCTTCTAAATAATCCGGTCTGTGCAACAACCATATTTCATCAGCTGTTTC